TCACGGATTATTTATAGAGCTTAAAAGAGTAAAACTATCTAAGATATCAAATAATCAGAAACTATGGATAAAGCTATTAAATGAACAAGGTTATAAGGCCATTATTTGCCATGGTGGAGCTGAAGCTATAGAGTGTATAGATGAGTATATAAAGGATTAATATATGCAAATAAGAGTTAATAAAGACGATATTAAACAAATGACTAAAAAGTTTAATGATATTGAGAAAAAACAAGTACCTTATGCAACTATGTTAACTTTAAATAAACTAGCATTTGAAACAAGAGAAGAAAGCCATAGACAAATATTAGGGGGTTTAAATTGGAAAAAGAATATACCCTTATTAATAGGCTATACAAAAGCTACAAAAAAGAAGCTAGTATCTGAAGTATATATTAATAAGAGAAAATGGGGATTTAAAGTATTAGCCCATCATTTCAGGGGTGGAGAAAGAAGCCATAAAGGACTGGAAAGATTTTTAAAAGAAAATGCCTTTATAAAAGAAAATGACTATCTAATACCGCCTAATAATGCTAAGAATACTAAAGGTGTCTCAAGAATGATTATAAACGATTTTCAAAAAGGCTTATTTAGTAGATTTTTTGTAGTAACTAATTCAAAAAATGGTAAGAATGGAGTATATGCAAAGGCTGAAGCTTTAAATGTAGGACATCTACATACAGGAGATAAATATAATATTAAATGGGATACGAGAAAAGTATTAATGTTATTTAAAATAGTAAGAAAGCCTATATATAAAAAGAGATTTGATTTAAAGAGTATAGTACATAAAGTTTATTCACAGAAAGGAGCAATTTTCTTTAATGAAGCAATACAACAAGCTCTTAAAACAGCGAAAAAATCGGAATAGGTTCTTTGTAAGCCCCACAAACACGGGGGTGATGCAGGTCGAGACTTTTTTGGTTTCTTACCATTTTTAAGTTGGTTGTAACTTCTTTAAGTTGTAATATTTAAAGGTTGTAAAAAAATAAAGAAAGGATTGTAAAAGTTTTAAATATGAGATTAAATCAAAGTAAACTAGCTCTTGAAGTAGGATGTTCACAACAAAATATTTTTAAGCTAATTAAAAAAGGTGTTTTAGTAATAGAAGAAGATAGAAAGCTTGATTTAGAAAGCTCTTTGCAAAGATTAAGAGATTTTGATTTACTAGATGATAATAATAAGCTAAAGAAAACAAGAACTAAAAAAGAAGTTAAACCTAATATTACAGAAAAAGCAAAAAGCTACAAAAAAGAAGAACAAATAAAAAAACAAGAACAAGAAGCATTTAAAAAATTAGAGATAAAAAAACAAGAAGCTAAAAGTAAAAATATAGATACAAGTATAGATTATGATATAGATTTAAAAGAATTTAATTATGCTAAAGCAAAAGCATACAGAGAACATTACTTAGGGCAAATAGCAGAACTAGATTATAAAATTAAATTAGGTGAGTATATATCTAAAGCAGAAGTTGAGAGTAGTTTTTTTGAAGTAGCTAGAAAAGTGCGAGATATGTTATTAAATCTACCTTCTAAAATGGCTTTAAGAGTTATAGGCAAAAAAGATATTAAAGAGATAGAAAGAATATTAGATGAAGAAATTAGATATATATTAGGGAATTTATCGCAATGAATATAAGATTATTAGAGAATTTAAAAAAAGGTTTTGAGCCTGACCCGTTTATCACGGTTAATGAGTGGGCTGATAGATATAGAGTATTACCATCTGAAAGCTCAAGCGAACCAGGTATTTATAGAACTCAAAGAATGCCATACTTAGAAGAAATAGCCTATCATTTATCACCACAAAGCCCAACACCTGAAATAACAGTAATAAAAGGTACACAATTAGGATTTACAGAATTAGGTAATAATATGCTCTTTTGTTATGCTCATTTATATCCTTGTCCTATGCTTCAAATATTACCTACAGAATCAGCAGTAAGAACTCATTCAAGCTCTAAACTTTGGGCTAGTATAAAAGTAAGTCCTATATTAAGAGATTTATTTAGACCTAGAAAATCAAAAGATGGCTCATCTTTAACTTCTTTAGTTTTTCAAGGTGGAAATATAGCCTTAGGTTGGTCAAATTCAGCATCCACTTTTGCTTCAATGAGTAGACGAGTTGTAATAAATGATGATGTAGATAGATGGGCTTTAGAAATAGAAGGTGGAGACCCTTTAGACTTAGCAAAAAATAGAGCTGAAGCATTCCCTAATAATAAGAAGATATATAATAATTCATCTCCTGCTGTTAAAAATACATCTAAGATATTACCTAAATATGTGTCATCATCTCAAGCTTTATATACTATGAAATGCCCACATTGTAAAGAAGATGTAGTATTTGAAAAAGACGGCTTTAAATTTACTTATGATGAAGATTATAAGTTAACATCTGATGTAGTATTTGTATGTCCAGCTAATGGCTGTATAATAGAAGAATATCAAAAATACGAAATGATGAAGAAAGAAAACGGGGCTAGATATATACATAAATATCCCGAACGAGAACATAAAGGCTATAGAGTACCTAGTTATTACTCACCCTTTGCAAAATGGAACGAAATATTTCAGGGCTTTTTAGATGCACGAAAAGAACAAAAACAAAAGAGAGTATCTTTAAAAATGGCATCTTGGACAAATACAAAAGATGCTAATGTTTGGGTTGAAGAAATAGAGAAAATAAACCATCACGAACTTTTAACTAGGCTTGAAGATTATAATGCTGATGTCCCATTACAAGCTTATATTTTAACAGCAGGGGTTGATGTACAAAACGACAGATTAGAAGTTGAAATAGTAGGATGGGGCAAATATGGTGAAAACTGGAGTATTAAAAAACTTATACTTGATGGAGACCCAAAATTTCCTAAAGTTTGGGAAAAGCTAGACAAAGTATTACAAAGTTCATATATGCACGAAAGCGGACAAGAACTTAAAATTATGGGTATGGGTATAGATAGTGGGGGTGCTAGGACAGATTATGTATATAACTATTGTAAAACTAAAGTAGAACAAAATGTATTTTGTTTAAAAGGTGATAATTCAGTTGGAACTCCTATATTAAAATCACAAATGGGAAAAGCAAAAGATACAAGTATAAGACTTTATTTAATAGGTGTAAATAGTGCAAAAGATGTAATATTTGGGCAACTAAGTATTAAAGAAGTAGGAGCTGGATATATGCATTTTCCAAATAAAGACGAGTACGATGAAAACCATTTTAAACAGCTAACAAGTGAAGCAAAAAATAGTGTAAGTGGACGATGGGAAAAGTTCAGAACTAGAAATGAAGCACTGGATATTAGAGTATATGCCCTAGCAACACTTAGGATACTTGAAAATCAGTATTACCCAAATGGTATCGATTGGGACGATGTAGAAAATGCATTTTATGGAAGATTAGAAAACAGTATTAACTCTATAGAAGAACAAAAAGATAATAGCATTAATAACTGGAGAGATAATTACTAATGGCTGTAAAAAAAATAAACTCTAAAAGTTGGTGGAGTAAAAGAGATAATCTAAAGAATAAACCATCTTTAAGTTATAGAACTATAGAAGTAATAGAGCATATTATGGTTAAAAATAGTTTAGCTTTAGGCTTAGCTATTGAAAAACTAATAACTACTCCAAATTTATATAAAAGAACTATTGAAGAACTAAAAGCAAATTATCCTGATATAGAAGATTAATATAAATAAAAAAGCCCCAGTTTATAAACTGAGACTTTACCCTTGTTGCTGGGTGGCGGGTAGGGAAAAGAATTATATATTAAAGATTATTAAAATAAGATTATTTCTCAAACTTTACCCGTATGAAACGGGATTAACATCAGTTTTCGCTTAATTTGGATATAATTTTTTTGTGAGGTTATGCCAAAGGGCCTAAACCTCTGGCATAAATTCTACCTCTCGAAAGAAGGTGAGATTTTGTCTCAATTTATCATCATTGTAATTATACTATGTTTTATCATAGTTATCAAGGCTTACTAGCCTTGCCCCTTTTTGGGGTTACTTTGATTAAATACCCCTTTGGCATTATTTATAATTTTACTACTCTTTCAAGAACCCATAAGCATATATCTTTGGTTCTATTTTTAAGCCTAAAGTTTTAATATTTGTTCTTAAATCATTTAATAGCTTTGTATATGTTTCATCACTACTTGAAGAGTTCATTTTACCCTTTTCGTTTCTTTTTTGGAAATACTCTCTTATATCATAAAATGAAGCATCTATATTTATATTTTCATCTTTACTTTTAAAACTATGATAATATTTCCACAATTCTAAACCACTTTTAAATACTTCTAATGCTTGTGTTGAGAACTCTATAGGCTTAAGTTCTTTTTCTTCAAATGTAGAAAATAGATTATCGCTGTTAGGGTTAGTTTTAATTTTTCCTTTTATAAAATCATACATAAAAGAAGATGTAAATGTAGAGTAGTTAATTTCTACTTCTTCTTCATTAAAAGGGATAAAGTGGTTTGTTCCATCTTTAGCACTTATTCTATTTTGAGAATGAAATAAAGTAAATGCTAAACAATCACTTTGAAATTCTAAATCATTTTCCCAAAGTTCATTAGGATATAAAAACTGGTCTCTATCATTTAACCAGTTTGCTTCTATGCAGTGGCGAACGGAAAAGTATATAGCTACTTGAATTAGGTTTTGTTTATAAATTAGAGTGTGTCTACCACCTGCAAAAGCTTTGTTGTTGGTATCGCTATAAATCCAAATTAAATTTTGTTGTTGAAAATCATTTGAAATTGAAGATAACTGTCCAATTGGTATAGTTTTAGCATTTAAAGGTAATTGCTCAATTTGTTTTTTTAACTGTTTATAGTTTTCACCTAACCAATCACTTATATATTTTGAATTATCGTAACTGTGAATTTTTTTAGATTTTTGGGGATTACCTAAAGCATCATAAACATCAGCAGTAATGCCGTTAAAAACTTCTTGTTTATCTAAATCCCAAATAAAAAAACCAATTGGAAACTGCCCTTTTACATTATCAAAAGTATCACTTGGTACTAAAAATAAGCTTTTTAATTTAGGGTTAAAAATCTTACGAAACTGATTAAAATTAGCACTTTGTAGAATTTTTAACTTTGAAAAATTGGCAAGTTTACAGCTTGGGATTTCTTGCTGAATACGAATTAAAAACTGGGCAAATAACTCATTACTAGATTTACCTAATAACATTTGGTATTTACTATGAGTCTTGTTGATTTGCACATCTTTTTTCCCACCTTGCTCAGTTTTTTTACTATTACCAGCTTCAGCATAAGGTGGATTTATATATATTATTAGTTTTTCTCTTTTATTTTCATCTTTTAATATCTCTTGTAGTTTTAAAGGTAACTTACTAATCCCCCCCCTTAGGGTTAGGGAAAAAATCATCATTTAAAAAATCAAACTGGAATACTTGGTCTTTTATTAAGTTTGATGTTTTATTATCTATAAAGTCGTGTATTACATTAATATCTGTTTGGTCTAAGCTTGAAGCAAATATATTTTTAGCATTTATAAGACCAACTAGTAAATTACCCGTACCACAAGCACAATCCCAAATATAATACTCATCTTGATAATCTTGTCCGAACACTTTTGCTAAATACTCTTGAGCTAGTTCTACAAAAACCCTAGGGGTATAAAATGCCCCTTTTATCTCTCTTATATTTTGTGGAACTAATAAATCTTTTCTATCTAATATATAGTTATGAAACTCTTTTAATGGTGGTCTTTTATATCTTTTCCAAAATTGAGTATACTTTTGAATATCTTTTATTTGTACATCTAAATCGCTAAGAGTATCTAAGCTCTCTTTTGATACTTTATAGCCACTTTTTCTAAAGATTACAGAAAGATTATCTTTTATAGGTATATCGTCGTTTATATCTATAGTATCTTTATCATCTACAAATAAATCAGCTAAATAAAATTCACAATCTAAGATATTGTATCTGTTCTTATAGCCTTCAAAATCACAATCAATTATAGGTTTTACAAACTCAAGCCATTTAAGATATATATTATAGAAGTTATTTTTAGTTATTTTAGTTTTAGTAGTATTATTTGCTTTAGCTATATTGTTGTTATCTTTTTCAAAGTAAAAAATATGTACTTGTTTTTTTAGTGTTTCTTCTATTAGCTCTTTTATTTGTTTAAACTCTTTTGTATCATAAGAGCTTGGAGTTATATTCCAATTAAAGTCATTTTGGGAAAATAAAGAAGAAATAAGGTCATATTCCAAAAAAGCTATTTTATTAAAATCAAACACACCTAAATAAAAAGGTGGCTCATATTTACTAAAGGTTCGAGCTTTTCCTATAGTTAAAATAAGTTGTGCAAACATATCAGTTATATTTTTATTATCTCTTTTAGCTTCAGCCCAAAGTAAATATCTTGTAAATAACTCTTTTTGTTTTTCTTCTTCTTTAACTGCCACACAAAAGTCTATATTTCCTAATATCTTTGTAGTATCAAATGCACTAAAGTAATCTTGTGCTACTTTATTTTTTAGTTCCTCTTCTTTTATGTTTTTGTATGACATATATGAGCCTAGTTAATCTTGTAGTTTTCTATATTGGGATTGGTTCTTACAAGTGGGATATCTAGCTTTGGGAAGTTTTTATCGTTAGTGATTATTGCTTTACATTTACTATTTTTTGCTCCTATATACTGCTGTAAATCTTCGTAATCAGCATTTATATTTTTATCCATATAGTTATAACAAAATAGTCTATCTTCTTTTGTTAAATTATAAATTTCCCATTTTAAAGAATTTTCTATTGCTTTTAAAAATATAAATGTCTCTTTATATTGTTTATTAATATTAGCTCCAACATAAAAAATAGTATTTAAGCTTAGATTATTTATTACAAAAATTGTATCTTTTTCAAAGCTTTGTAATAATAATTTTGTTTCATTAGAAAAAGGTCTTTTATCAAGCAATAAATCCAAAGCAATATTAGTATCTATAAATATCTTATTTTGCATACTTATTAATCTTATATTCATTTACTTCTTCATCTGTTGTTGAGCCTTTAACTATTCCAACATATTTAGAAAAAAAATCATCGTGTGAAACTTCTATTTTATTTTCTTCTTTTGCCTTTTGATAATTTATATCTTTTTTTTGGGATAATAAATTCTCTTTTCTTATTTCTATATCATTTTTAAAAGCATTTATTAAAGCATTAAAAGCTGTAATAATCTCTTTTTTATCATCTGGAATATTTATATTTATAACCATATTTAACTCCTGTTAGCTTATTAATATATTATATCAAAAATAAATTATTAAGAATTAAAGTTATCTAAATATTTATAAACACTATTTCTACTTATTTTTAAATCTTGAGCTATCTTTTGGATATTGTATTTTCCGTTTGGTTTTTTATATATAAATATATTAGGACCATTTAAAATATCATAAATCTTTTTACTTATCTGTTGTACTCTTTCTTGATTTATCTTGTTCATATTCTCTTTTCTAGTTGCCATTTTTATTCTCTAGTTCTTGAATTTTTTTATCTAATAAAGATATCTTTTTACTTTGTATTAGTATAAGTGCTAGTAATAAAAGCGAAACTATCCAACTATAATTATCTTGTAAAAACTCCATTTTTAAACTCCTTTTAATAATAAATGCTTTAAAATAAAAATTAAGGGTGGATAGCCAAAAGGCTACCCAAATATGATTTTTACTAGAGTTACTACTAATACGGCAATTGTTAGTAGTTTCTCTATTAAATCAAGATTCTTCATTACAAAGCTCCTTAATTTTTAAATTTGACCTATAATCTCTTATAAGCCATATATAATTATACTCAATTAATCCTTAAAAAGTGTTAAATACATTTGAACTATTTAAGTATATAGGGTATAAAACTTACCCTAAAAAAAACTTATCAATACTGCTAATATGCCACTATAAATATATAAAGGTAAAAAGTGGCACAAACTTTAGGGCAACAATACGACAGCTTACTTTTAAAAATCCAAAAAGCAGAAAGTTCACAATCATACTCAACCCTAAGCGGTGAAAGTTTAACTAGGGGACAATTGCCGTCTTTATATGCTGAACGAAATAGACTAATAGCTAAAATAGAATACTACGGAAGAAACTATATAGAAGGTCAAAATACAGCTCCTATAGGTGATACTTCATTTGTGAGTTTCGTTGAATGAATATTATTAATAGAACTATTTTACAAACTTTAAATATTGCTTCTTTAGGGCTTGTAGCTAAGGTTTACGAAAGAGCTTTATACACTAGAGCCTTTTATCAAGGAGCAAAAAGAACAAGGCTAAATGCTGATTTTAATATATCTAATAATCATTTTGAGCTACAAGTAGGGTCTGATAGAGATAGCTTAAGAGCTAGGGCTAGATGGTTAAGTGCTAATAATCCTATATGTAAAAGTATAGATAACTCAATAATTAAAAATGTTATAGGAAATGGTATATCTTTACAATCAAGAATAAATCCATACGATGTAAAAAATTCTGAAGAACTAAACGAAAGAATAGAGAGCTTATGGAATGAATTTATAAAAAAACAAAATTTCGATATCACACAAAGAGCATCATTTAGAAAGTTTCAAAAAATGCTTTTAAAAAGTAAACTAGTAGATGGTGAAGTTTTAATTAATTGTGTTTATGTAAAAGATAAAAAATTCCCTTTAAAATTTCAAATTATAGAAGTTGACCAGTTTGACATCACAAAAACAAAAAATAGTAACAATAATATATTTAGTGGTGTTGAAGTAGATAATATGGGTAGACCAGTAGCATATTGGATAAAACCTGAAATTAATAGTTTTTCTTCAAGAAGATTTAGCGAAAAAAATATTATTCATTTTTACGATAACGAAAGAGCTACACAATACAGGGGAATTACTGATTATGCACAAACAATAAATAATTTAAAAGATTTTCAAGCTTATAACGATGCAGAAATTGTAAAAAATAGAGTTTTATCAAGCTTTGCAGTGTTTATTAAAGGTCCAAATGGTGGCGGTATATTTAGCGATAAATTAAAAGGTGAACAATTAGGAATGAGTGATCCTATAAAAGAGATAACAGCTGGAATGGTTAAGTATTTAAAAAGTGGTGAAGAGGTTCAAACAATACAATCAAATCAGCTAGGAACTGCTTACAATGATTTTATAAAAAATACAATTAGATTAATAGCATCAGGTCGAGATCTATCTTATGAGTTAGCTATTAGAGATTATTCACAAGTTAATTTTTCATCTGCTAGAGCTTCTTTAATACAAGATAATAAAAGATTTAATGATGAACAAAACTTACTAGTAGAAGATGTATTTAATCCTATGTATGAGATGTTTCTTGATAGTGTAGTTGCTAATGGTACTTTAAAAATGCCAAATGATTACTATATTAATAAAGAAAAATATATTAAGCCAGTTTGGATTATGCCATCAAGAGAATGGGTAGACCCATTAAAAGACATAAGGGCTATTGAGTACGAAATTAAATTAGGTTTAAATTCAAGAACTAGAGCAGCTGCAGCTAAAGGGCGAGATTATGAAGATATTATAGAAGAACAAATACAAGAAGAAAAGCTAATAATAGAAAAAAGAAAATTAGCAGGTCTTAGTCCTTTAGTAGAAGAACCAAAATTAATAAAACAGGAGGTAAAGAGTGAACAATAAAGATTTAATAGGTCTTGAAACAACAAGAGACTTTTTTGTATCTAAAAGTGCAATAGATGAGCAAAATAGAACAATATCGTTTATTTTAGTTTCTCAAGAGAATAACGGCACTAGATACAATGCTTTAATAGATGAAACATACATAGAGAAGTTAGATGTAAAAGGTGCAAAATTCCAAAGACTTAAGACATTTTTTAAAGACCATAATAGAAGTGTAGATAGTGCCATTGGAAAAGTTAAAAATATCAGAGTTGAAGACAATCAATTAAAAGCTGATGTTGTTTTTGGTGAAGATATAGAAGCCCAAAGGGTCTTTAAAAAATATGTCGATGGAATTTTAACAGATTGTTCAATTGGGTATCGTATTTTAGATACAAAGGTTGAATTAAGGCAAAACGATCCCGCACTTGTAACAGTTACAGATTTTGAGATTTTCGAACTTTCTGCTGTTGGTTTGGGGTTTGATAAAGGTGCTGTTGTAGGTAGACAGCTAAATTTAAATACAGGAGTTAATGTAATGAATAAAGAAATAAAACAAGGAATAGACGAGATAAGGTCTGTAGTTGATGATTTAAATATCAAACAAGAAGCTACAGAAAAAAGAACAGAAGAACAAAGCAATAAAGAGCTAGAGACTTCTAAATTAAAAAACGAACAAAACAGAGTATTAGAGATTATGGGCTTAGTTGAAAATGAACAATTAGAGTTAAATCAAGCTAGGGATTTTATTCAAAATAGTATTAGCATAGATGAAGTAAGAAAAGCAGTTTTAGATGAAAAAATAAAAACTTCAGCTGTTATTGTTGGTAGTGTTCCACAAGAAAAACAGATGTTACGAGAAATTGAAGATAGTATCGTTTCAAGATGTGGGGTAAATGTTGATTTAAAAGATAACTATTTTAGGGGTGCTAGTTTAAACGATATGGCACGACATATATTACAGCTTAACTCTATGGATAAACTAGATATTGCCCAAAGGTCAATGACTAATGACCAGTTTACACTGCTTTTAGGAAATATAGCAAATAGGGTTTTAGTTTCAAATTTTGAGCAACAAGAAGGAACATATCATTTATGGACTTATAATGTTGATTTACCAAATTTTAAACTGCAAACTGATGTAAGTGTTAAAAATCTAAATGGAAGACTAGCAAAACTAAAAGAAAAAGGCGAGTTAGAAAATTTAGAATTAGACGAAAACGGGGAAGTGTGGAAATTAGAGAGTTTCGGAAATAAATTTACATTTACTAGACAGATGTTAATAAACGATGATTTATCTGCATTTTCAAATATAGTATCACAATTTGGAATTATGGCAAAAAGAACAGCTAACGGGCGAGTATACGACTTATTACAAGAAAAAGGCGATTTTGCAAACTATAAAATGGCTGATGGTAAATCTTTATTTGATACAGCTCATAAAAACTTAGATACTGGTACAGCTTTAAATTCTGATAGCTTAAGTGAAGCTAGGCTTAAAATGAGAAGACAAACAGATGGAAAGATAGCTTTAAATATCAATCCAAAATATCTACTAGTATCTCCTGAAAATGAAAGAGTAGCCCTAGAGCTTTTAACAAGTGATAGTAAAATTGATGCAAATCATAACGGGGTTGTAAATATACATAAAAATTCTTTAGATTTAATTATTGAAAGCGAATTAGAGCCTAAGCCTTGGTATTTAGCAACAAGTAGAAAAACTATTAAAACAGGTACATTAGCGGGTACTGGTGGTGTGCCTATAGTTCAAGAGAGATTTAGAAGCGGTGGTGGAATTGAATACGAGTGTTTATTTGATTTTGGTTTAGTTGTTGAAGACTATAGAGGTCTATATAAAAATAAGGGGCTATAAAATGAGCATAGTAAAACAAGCAGTAGAAAAGTATGACGGGCGAGTTATCCCTTATACTTGTGTAAAAGATGTAATAGTTGGTGATGTTATTGCCTTAGGTAATAACATGGTAGGAATTGCTGTAAATAGTGGTTTAGTTGGTGAAACGATATCTTTAGAAATTGAGAAAGTTTGGATAATCAAAGCAAAAGCTACAGATGTAATAAATGTAGGCGATAGTTTATATTGGGATGATGTAGCAAAAGAACTAACACTTAAAAAAACAGATAATACTTATACGGGTAAATCTATGGTAAGCAAAGGTGCTAATAGTAATATTGTAGAAGTAAAAATAAATGTATAGCTTAAAAGAGCATATAAAAGAAGATATAAGCATTTTTTATAATTGTGAAGAGTTTGCCAAAGAGTGCTTATATAAAAGTAAAAAAGTATCTGTTTTATTTGCTAAAAATGAATTAGAGCTTTTTTCTGATGTAAAAGTTAAAAGAGTTTGTGCAAAAGCGACAGATTTTGATGACATTTGCGAGAGCGATATTTTACAAATAGATAATAAAAAATATATAGTTATTAATTATAGTTTTGAAAAAGATTTACAAATATCTATAGAGTTAAAGGAGCTTGAATGAGTTTAAGTGAACAAAAAGCAGAAGAATTAATAAAAGCAATTATTCCAACACAAATAAAAGCTCCTATAATTGAAGTAGTAAAAAGAGAGAGCCTCTCAAGACTAGAGCATAATTGTGTTTTTGCTGTAATTTTTAAACACTCAAAAGAGAATGCCTTAGCTATGGTGCAAAAAAGCAAAGAGTTATCAACAAATGAGCCTAAGATAACTTTTGCTGGTTCTGAAGTAGATGATAAGTTCGATATGGAAAATTCTGCAGTATTTATAAATGCAGTATGTAAATAGGAGTTAAAAAATGAAAGTAAAAGTTTTAAAGCCTTTAAACTATAAAGGTAAAACTATAGACAAAAATGTAGTTTTAGAGCTAGAAGTTGAAGTAGCAAAAAAGCTAATAGAAAAACAAGCCATAACAGAAATAAAAAACGACGAAAATAATTTAAATATAGGAGTTAAAAAATGAGAACTTTAGGCGATAGATATCTTGGTGGCGGAAAGGTATATTTTACACCATTTAAAAAAGATGGAACATTAGATATTGAATTTGAAATAGGAGATGTTCAAAGTGGAGAACTTAGCTTTAATGTAGAGAAAAAAGAAGCATATAATAAAGATAGAGTTATTAAACAAATGGTAGAACAAGTTGTAACAAATATAGATGCAACTTTTAAATTTACTACTATTAGATTAAGTGAAGAAAATCTTTTAATGTCAAAATTAGGTGTTAAAGAAAGTATAAGTTATAAAATAGGTGATGATTTACCAGATGGAACAATTGCAACAAAAGATGGGACATATACAGCTATTAAAATGGCACAAAATCCTATATTAAAAGGGCAGTTAAAATTTGTAGGTGATGAAGACGGAAATAGTAAACCAGTATTGCTTTTATATTCTGTTGCCCTAGCTCCAACAAGTGGATTTAACTATTTTGCAGAAGATTTTGCAACTTTGGAGTTTGAAGCATCAGTACTTAAAACAGAACAAGGTTATGGAACTGAATACTGGATGAAAGTAGGAGAATAAAAAATGAGTTTAAATCCATTAAGAACAAAACACGAGCTTTCTTTAGTTATTGATGATGTAGAGTATAAATTTACATATAAAAGTGTAAATAAGAAAATGCAACAGCAGTTAGATAATTTAAGAAAAGAGAATATTTCAAAGTTTGAAATTATAGATGAAAAAAGAGCAGAACTAAATCAACTTAAAGAGTTAAAAGCTTTAAACGATGAAATTACAAAAGATATATCGCTAATAGAGAGAACGAAAAAACTATTAGAACAAAAAGACCTAGTTAAAAAGATATATGCTTTAGAAAAAGAACTTAAAGCTTTAGAAGATAACACAATAAGCATTGATGAAGCTATTGAAGAGATATATAAAAGATATTTTGATTTATGTGTTGTAGGAGATGGTAAAGTTGTCTTAGAAAAAGCAATTGAAGATTTAGGTATTTCATATACTCTTATAAATAAGTATATTGATGTTGCTTTAAAAAAGGCTATAGAAAAAAAGTAAATAACCTTGTAGGATATTTAAAAATACAAGGTAAGAGTAACGGGATTTTTAAAAAAAGTTTAAAAAGTGATTTTGAACTTATTTTATTTAATATTTATTCTTTAAGTTTAAAAAGTAATGGTTTTAATCTTGAATTAGATTATAAAATTATTAAAGATTATTGCAAAGAACAAAAATATAACACTTTAGAAGTATTTAAAATATTAAAAAGTGTTATGTATAGGGTTAGTGCTTAGAATAAATCCATTAGTAGCCAAGTCCACAAAAAAAGTAAAACTATGCTACCAATTATTATAAAGTATATTTTTAAGCCACCAAGCAATATATCAAATAAGAATTTCATAACTGCACCTTGTATTAAGTTAGAAAGATTATATAAAAAAAGAGTTAAGAGATGGCAAATAGTAACGATGAAGTAAAAGTAAGAATAAAAATAGATAGCAACACTAAAGAGCTTATTTTAATGAGTGATGAAGTAAGAAAACTAGGAACTGCTTTTAATAATGCAGATAGTTTTGCTAATAGATTTGTTAAAAATTTAGATATTGTAGGTAAATCTTATTTAGGGCTTCAACTTTTTAATAACTCTTTAGGACAAATAGTTTCAAAAGGGGTCGAAGTAAACAAAGCTTTTCAAGACCTTACAAACTCTTTAACTCTTTCATCTGTTGCTGTTTCTTCTAATACTTCAAGCTTAGGAAAAAATTTAAATATACAAGAAAAATATAAATTAGCAACTATTGAAGCTAAAAAATCTTTAGAGTTATTAAATAAAGCTACAATAAATACACACTTAAGCTTTGCTCAAAATGTAAAGATATATGATACTTTATATCTAGGGTTTAGAAAAGCAGGAGCCGGTATTTCTGATATGGTAAATATCACAGAAAAATTAGCAATAGCTACAAATGGAAAGGTTAATTTTAACTCTTTAATTGCTGGAGTTGATGGCTTAGCTAGTGGTACAGTATTAGCAAATTCTGATTTAGGAAGATTTTTAAACTCTATAGGGCTTACAAATGAAGCCTTGAAAACTTCTTCTGATGTAGTAGCTTTAGTAAATAGTAAACTTAGTTCTTTTGAAAGTTTAGAGAGTTATACTTCAAAAGTAGGAAGATTAAACAATTCTTTTTCTATATTTTCACAAGAACTAATGAAAATACCTTTTAGCTTTGTAGAGAATAAAATAGATGGTGTTTCTTCTTCTTTTGAATATTTAACAAAAGAAGTTACAAAAGTAAATGAGTACTTTTCAAGTAGCAATAAAAATATAATAAATGAAGCTTTAATTTTAGGTAGTGCAATAAGTGGAGTTGCTTTAGGCTTTAAAGGTGTTAGTAAGGCTATAGCTTTATATAAAGATGTAACAGCAAAAGCAATTATTGAAACAAAAACATTCTCACTAGCAACTGGAACACTAACAACAAAAACTACACAAGCTAAAACTTCAATTCTAGCTAAAGCAACAGCCCTAAGAACTCTAAGCTTAGCTTTAAAAACTTTGCCTTTTGCACTTGTTACAACAGCGGTATACTATTTAACATCTGCTTTTGTTGAAAATAGAAAAAATGCAGATTTACTAAATAATGTTTATAGTGGAATAAAAGAAAATTTAGAAAATTTAACACTAGCACAATTAAAATATAAAAGCACCTTATTAAATGATGAATGGGTAAAACTATATAATGAATACGATAAATTACTTAGAAAAATAAGATTTACAAAAGATGAAAATAAAAAACTAGAATTAACTGCTTTAAAAGATGATATAAAAGTAAAACTAGACCAACTTAGAGAAGAAAAAAGTAGAATTGAAGAACAACTACAAAAAAACAATAATCCAAAGGCAGAAGATAGTTTAAAAACTGATTATAGCGAACAAATAGCCCAAGGACAAAAACTAATTAAAGAAGTTTTAGACCCAATGGGTGTTAAAATAGAGCAAATAAAAGATAAATATAAAAAGTATTTTGATTTGTATAAAAAAGAGGGTTTAGATACTTCAAACTTACAAAAAGCATTAAATAAAGAGTTAGCAGACTTAAGCGATAAAACCAAACAAATATCAAATAATAAAGAGTTTTTAAATAGTGCAAAAATAGAGCTTAGTTATTATGAAAGGTTAGTACAATTAAAACAAGCTAGTTATGAAAAAGAGATACAATTAGCAAATATTGATTACTCTAAAAGAAATATAGATATAGCATCTTTAGACAAACCAATAGAGCAAAAAAACAGGCTTTTAGACTTAGAGACACAAATATATAATACAAAACTGCAAAATTTAGAAACACAAAATAAGATAGATAATTTAGATAGTGCTAAAACTTCTTATAATGATATGCTAAATTCACAAATAGAGCTTTTAGATGCAACAGCACAATGGAATAATAATTTAAGCGGTGTTAGTGGTACAATAGCTAATATATCAAGTGCAACAGCCTCTTTAAGTAAATTAGAACTTACAAATAAAAAAGAACAAAATAAGCTTTCTACACAATACGAAAAAGATAAAATAAAATACTCTAAAGATACAAATAAGTTAAAACAATTAGATATTAAATACTCTAAAGATAAAGCCCTTTTAGATAAAAAAAATCTAAGTAGCCAACTTTTAGGATATTCAAATATAGCAGGAGCTATAGGCTCAATGTACGAACAAGGTAGCCAAAAAGCAGCTCTTTTTCAAAGTGCACAAAGTGCTTTAGCACTAGTTGAAGGAACAAGGGCAATATTAACTGCAGGTACTGGAGATCCATATACTGCAATTCCCCGAATGATAGCAATGACTGCCATGGTAAGTTCGCTTTTATCTAGTATAAATGTAGCTTTTGGTGGTTCTAAAATAAGCACAAGTAATACTTACGACGATTTTTCAAAAATAAAAGCAAACGATGGTACAGGTTCAAGCTTAGGCGATAAATCAAAAACAAGCGAAAGTATAAAAAACTCTTTAAATATATTAGAAGATTTTGCAAAGCCACAATATCAAGTTTTGTCATCTATGAACTATTCTTTAAAAAGTATCGAAAGTAAAATAAGCGGTGTTACAAAAATAATATTAGCTAATTCTTCTTTTGCACAAGGTGGGGGCTTTAGCCCTTTTGATACAGGGTATAAAAATAAGATTAGCAGTAATGGTCTTTTAGATATAGGAATGGGTCTAGCAATAGGTGGTGTATTTGGTGGGCTTGGAACTCTTGCACAAAAGCTTAATATTCCAGTACTTAAAAATATAGGTGGCTTTGTAAATAAAAGTATAGGTAAAATCTTAGGTGGGGTATTTGGTAGAAAAAAAGTATCGCAAAGTTTAGAAGATAGCGGTATAGCTTTTGATGGTATGAATTTACAAACAGCACTGAAAGGCTTAAATGCAAAACAATACCAAACAATAAAAACAACTACAACTAAAAAAAGATGGCTTGGAAGTTCTAAAGTATCAAACTCTTATAACTCATATTTTGAAGATTTAGATAATGAAAGCAAAAACCAATTTACACTTATTTTAAATAGCTTATATGATGGTATTTTATCTAGTGCATCTGCTTTTGATACAAAAAAAGAAGAGCTAGAGCAAAAACTAGCTAATTTTAAAGTTGATATAGGAAAAATAAGCTTAAAAGATAAATCAGCCCAACAAATACAAGAATTACTAGGAAATGTATTCTCTAAATTAGGAGATGATTTAGCAAAGGCTAGTATCCCGCTTTTAAGTGAGTTTCAAGCAATAGGTGAAGGTATGTTTGAGACTTTAAGCCGTGTAGCAGTTGGTATTAATGAAGCTAGATTTTATATTAAAAAACTAGGGGTTGATTTTTCTGATATAAGCTATAAAGATATCATAGATAAACAAGGAAATGTAGGATTTGAAGGCTTATATCAAAGCATAAAAAAATATGAAGATAGTTTATATCCAGTTAATAATAGCTTACTAGATATTATTAGTAATTTAAAAATTTCTGCTGATGAGTTATATAGTGTTTATAACTCTTTAGATAACTTGCGACATAGATTAGAGTATTTAAAACACGATATACAAGGTTTAAGTTCGTCTATGATTAGCGGGGCTGGTTCTTTGGAAGTTTTACAAGATGGATTTAAAAGCTATTTTGAACACTTCTTAAGTAGCGAAGAACAACTAGAATTTAATACACAAGCTTTAGAAAAAAGCTTTAAGGCTTTAAATTTAGAGTTACCTAATTCAAAAGATAGCTTTAAAAAACTACTTGATGAAATAGACCTTACAAGCCAAAGCGGACAAGAACTATACGGAAGTTTAATATCTTTAAGTGGGGCTTTTGCAAAACTTACAGAAGAAACAGAAGATTTAAACAACTTAAAGCTAAATGAGTTTATATCTAATATGGATAAAATAAGCTCAACTTTAAAATCTTTAAAAGATACAGCACTAAGCTTTGTAAATAGTTTTAATTCAAGCGATGATGATATAAAACAAAACCTAATAACTTATAATAAAAAACGAAAAGAGTTTGATAGTTACTTTGAAAACGGGGAACTTAAAAAAGATGTTGATTTAGATAAGGTTAAAACTCTTTACTCAAGTTTAAGTGATGTTGGTAAAACTCTAAGCAAACAAGATGGATATTTAAAAGATAGATTAGTAAATATATTTGAACAAGATATAGAAAAGTTTGATTTTGCAAATGATGTACTAAAAGTTAAAATAGTAGATGGATTAGGTGATTTACTTAAAATAAATACAGATAATCTAATAGCTTTTAAAGATTTACTAAAAAAAGAGAGTATTACAAAACTAGAACTTGAAAACTTAGGCTTAGAAGAAAATAGTTTAAATAAAATTCTAGAGCTTTTAAAAGGCAAAAATATACTTTTACCAAAATTAAACTCTTTTGCTGTTGGAAGTACAAATATAGAATACGACCAACTAGCACATATACATAAGCAAGAAATGATAATACCTAAAAACTTTTCTCAAGGCTTAAGAGATGGTAATTTAAGCTTAGGAGATAATAAAGAAGTAGTAAAGGCTATAGTTGATTTAACAAATATAAGTATTCAAGGCTTTAATGAGCTAAGACGACTAAGAAAAGAGTTTATCGATTATAAGGAAATAGCATAATGTTAATAGTTCCAAGAGATGAAGTAAATATAATCTATTCAAATATTCCTGAAATAGACCCTAATATAGAAATTTATGACGAAACTAAAACTTACTCTTTGGATGATATTGTTCAACATCAAGGGTATATCTATGAAAGTATAAAAGAAGACAATAGGGACGAACCACTTTTAAATAGTAACTCTTTATCTTGGATGAAAATTAGTAGAACAAATAAATATAAAATGTTTGACGATAAATTAAGTACATCTACAAGCTTTAAAGATATATTAATATATGAGTTTATAGCTGATGATGTAGATACTATTTGTTTTTTTAATCTTGTTGCAAAAAATGTAAAAGTAGAAATTTATAGCTATGACGAACTTGTATATACTAAAGAAGAAAGTACATATATAAGATATGTTTCTAACTGGTGGGAATGGACAGTACAAAAAGCAAAACAAAAAACTATAATATATTTTAATGAACTACCTAGTTTTTATAATGCAAAGCTAAAAGTTACTATCCAAAATCTTAACTCTATAGCTTCTTGTTCTTCTTTGGTCTTTGGTAAAAGCCTAGATTTTGGATTTACATTAATAGAACCAAAACCAATAAGCAGTATAAGAAATCTAATATCAAAAAATAAACAAAAAGATGGAAGTGTAAAAATAGAAACTTCTAAAACCTATAAAAGAGTTGTTTTAACTGTATTAATAGATGTTTTAAGGGTAGATGAATTTCAGCAGTTCTTAGAAAAGCACTCAATAGAACCTATGCTATTTATAAGTGAAAGACAAGATAATTTAGAAGCTTTAATAGTTTTTGGGTTTTTTAAAGATTTCGAACAAGCAATAGGTTTAAATTTTAGCCAGTATCAAATAGAAATAGAAGGGATAGTATAATGGAAAATATAACAAACATAAAACCGCTTAGCTTATTTGATGAAAGTAAACAAGCAAAAGAAGGACAAGCAAACTTTAGAGCTAATGCTTCTTATTCTTGGAGTTGGTTAATTGAGCATACAAAAGAGCTAAATAGTGCTTTTAATGATTTTAACTTTTTAGTAGTTCAAACAATACAAACAGCAAAAGATATAAACTTTGATGTAGATGTTTTAGAACAAGCAAAAGAGCATATAGATTTAAGTATATCAAATATAGAGCAAAAAACAGACAATATACACCAAATAGCACAAGACATTACTAATAAATATAATAGTCTTAAAGAACACAATCAAGCCACCAAAACAAGCCTAGGTTTAAAAAATGTGGATAATACAGCTGACATAGATAAGCCTTTATCAAATGCAGTAATAGAAGCTTTAAAGCATAAGACAAATGACGATATTAAGTTCGTAAGCGATTATTACGAAATACCAGACAACACAACAATAGAAGTAAAAGAGGCTTTAATTGTTGGATATTACTAAATTAAATAAAAGGAATAAAAATGAATTCAATTTTAGCAACGGACATAATTAGAGATAAAACAACAAAGGAAGATATAGAAGTTAAGAATATAGCTTTTACAAAAGATGATGGAGAACTAACAGCCTTAAATGGTATGGGTTTAAGTGTAGAAAATAGCTTAAAACTTCAAGGTAGAAGTTATAGCGATATAGATACTAGTTTAAAAGAGTTTGTGTCTGATAGTTTAAATGATTTAAAAGATAAAGGCTTAGGAAATATAAGAGCAATACAAGAAGATAATCATAGTTGTTTAGCT